CCTGTATGGCTGCAGATGGTTTGAAGAGGATACGATGAAAACTCTTATCCTCTGCAAAATCATCATAATAAGGACTAACATTAAGGTCTGTTTTTTGAGCCACTGTTAGTTATCCTACATTTCTATAATTAGTTTAATATCCTCAATCTGGTCAGCTGCCCTTGCAACTGCACCTCTGTTTTCTAGATATACAATATCCCCAGAATTTCTTTTTACTTCTGGGTAAGCTGCACTTATTCCACCACTAGCAAGAATAGTTCCTTTACTTCCAAGTGAACCTAATGTACTTCCAGATGAAATAGAATTACTATTTGCAAAACTATTAAAGTTTCCAACTGCATCAACTTCTGGTAAATAGAATACATGTCTGTTTGTTGCATCTACTGATACAACTCTACCTACTGCTGTTCCAGCAACAACTGTTCCAGCATTTGCAATAAAGTCGTCAACTGTCGGCATGGTTGCACCAGACTGTAATGTAAATCTATTTAATGCACTTAGTGTGGTTGCACTTGATAATGTGTTACCACCAGCATTTGTTGGATTAGTAATAAGTCCAATTTGTCTAAAATCGTTGTCTGTTGGGAAGTCACCAGAACCCTCTGCATATTCTAGTCGAGAGTTTACGATGACATAGTTTCCACCCAATTCTTCTGTTGGGTCTGACCCATGTCCATTCTTAGGACTAATGATTATATCAAAAGTTGCACCAGTTCCAGAAGAACCTGTTGCAGTTTGAAGTAAAGCATTATCTATATTTGCAACTGAGTATCCACTACCCACTGCATTTACTGTTACTGCTGTTATAGCACCAGAAGACACTGTTACTTGAAGTTGTCCACTTGCACCATCTCCACTAATTGCAACATTAGAGTTTCCATCTGAACCATATGAAGAACCACCTGCTGTGACTCTTGCATGTTCGATTGTTCCATCAACAGCTGCTTCTTCTACATCCCATTGTGCAGTATTATCATCTGCAGCTGCAGTTCCTAATCCACCAACTTCACCCTCTACTGCTTCTTTTCTACCAATTGTTTTGACTGGTATGAAGTCTGAGGTTACAAACTTAATAACATCGGATGCAGAAATAGAATACATAAATTTCCATTTGTATCCATCTGCTGTTGTTAAGATGTTTGTTGAAGTTCCTGTAGGCATAACTGTTGAGTCTGCACCATTATTATTTGAGATTACTTTATATACATTGTAATCACTGGTGACAACATAGAATGTTGATGCCCATAGAGTCGAAGCTCCACTTGTTGCTGTGTTTGATGAAGTATAGTTGTGTCTATACTCATCATATTTCGTTCCACTTGTCCAGTCTCTTCGGATAATGGCATGACTTACATCTGTTGCGTTAACTTTTTTAAGTGCTGTCATATTTGCATATGCATCATACTCATCATTTAGAGAGTCAACTGGAGTAGGCGGTGTGTTGTCGTCTGGCCACGATGCGGGTCTTCCAATAAACATGTACATTGAGTTATTAGTCTCAGTAGCACTTTGTTTAAATTCCTTTGCATTGTGGAGACGAAATTTTTCTGTAATTATCGCTGCCATTTTTTTCCTTCCTCTAAGTTAAAAATATTTTCTATTAAGTATTTATATGTATTTATACACCAGATTGTACAGAAGCTGGATAATTTAGTATCATACTTCGTCCACCATGTTCCTGTAAATCAGAAATACTTCTATTTGGATATAAAGTACTTATATCACTAATTTTAACACCTTCATATGGTGCTTCTACAAGTAATCTACCTGCTTCATTCTCAAAGAGAATCTCACTACCATCTTCCTGTGTAATTCTTTCTTCAAACCTAAGTGTTTGAGAGAAACCTATTTTTGCAAGGTCACCTAGTGTTGGGCCAAGTCTTTCGACTGGTTCACCAAATGATATTGCATCTTCTTGGATTATTCTTGTTCCATCTTCATATACAAGTGTATCTTGTACTTCGGATTTCATAAAGTATGAACCCAAGTTATATGACCTTTCAGTCACAAATCTTTCATGTTCTTCTATGTCTGTTGCAAGTTCTAATGCAAGTCTACCACCATCTTCTAATGTTAGTTCTTCTGTTGGGTCTACTGTCCACTTGTCTCCAATATAATATTTTCCATCGGATGTAGTTAAAGAATTATATTTTTCTGCTTCTGGTTCTGCCATTAAGAATCCATGGTCTATTTCTTCTATTAGGTATGAACCATCTTCTGTTATGATAAACTCTTCATCTACATTTGCAACTGAGTTAATTCGTTTTGCATCAGATGGAACTTTATGTCTTTCTCTTCCTGTTACAAGGTTATTAATTATAGAATCTCTATTTGCACTCTTAATTGTTTCACCCCAATCTAATCCACCTGTTTGTACTAAAGCAGTTCTTGCACCACTACCTCTTAGACCATGTTGGTTTACAACTTCTATAATATCTGCATTTAAGAATGGCCCTGTCTCTTTATCAGTAGATGTTGTATCTATCTTTCCTGTATTATGCCAACTTGTATTTCTTGTTGATACTGGTTGTGAACTTGCAAAGGTTTGTAGTATACTAATGTTCTTTCTTTGTTGTCTGTTTGCACCTTCATAGAATTCAGATGCTTTGAAGAATGCATTAGGGTCAAGTGTACCTGGCGGATGAATATTATTTTCTGGGTCTACTACTTGGTTTTGAGGTGGAGTAACTACTGGAGAGTTATGTCCTTCATCAAACTTAACTATACTCTCATGTACATGATGCATTTCTACTATAGTTGCAGTAAAGTGTGTTGTAGTCCCTGCTTCGTTTGTGACTGCACTTGTGGTAAAGTTACCTACATTTGAACCAAACGAGTCTGCACCAGACCAAACTATAATGAACTTGTTAACTGTATCGTGTTCCATAACACGACCTAACACACCATTATTTTTTATGGTTTGACCTATTGACAATGCATTGTCTAAAGTGTTATAATAGATTCGGTGATGTGCATAATGAGGATATATCTCTAGTTCTTTGATAACTTGATGTCCATGTGCAGTTACATTTGCACGAATGATTCTATCGTATAATCCTACATCGGATTCTGTAATATCTTCTCCAACAATAAATGCTTGTCCAGAACCTTGGTCTGTTTTAACATTGTTATCTACTACAGAATTAAGTATTGCTTTCTTACCAGAAGCTGCACCAACAATACCATGTATAAATTCTATGTCTGTATCTGATTGGTCTGTTTTCCAATTACCATGTGTCTCTTTAAATAAAGTAAAGACACCTGCTCTTCCACCTTCGGAAGTTAACTGTTTCATTGCAGTATGGTCTGGTGTTATTTGGTCAATGATTATGAATGTTGGGTCTGCAACTAAGTTACCACTTTCATCTCTTTCTCTATCTATTACTCGACCTGTAATTGTTCCTATATCTCCAGATGCAGTTTTAAATAAGTTCTGTGATATTGTTTCACCTATAGTGAAGTTTCTTGCACCAGAAGGAGACATTCCTGTGGTAGTTATATTTAATCTAAGTCTATCGTCTGCAAGGAATCTTTCAGTTACTACAACACCAGAACCATCTTCAAAGATAATGTTTTGTTCTTCTGCATAGAATACTTCTTCATCGCCTGGTGCAACTGTTCCTTCTTCTAAAATAACTTTAGCTGGGTCAATCTTAGAACCAATAATTAATGTTGGTATAAATGACCTTGTAACTCTGTCACCATCAAACCCTTCTGTATTAGAACCAGCACGATATGTTTCTGCACTACCATCTACTACATTCTTGATTGCAACTTCACCAAAGAAAATTGTACCTGCTGGATTTAGTAATTGTTGAACAATAGAACGATACCTATTAATACTTTGTCCAACTTTAATTACATATGAAAAGTCTTGATAGAATCTGGAGTCATGAATTCTTTGTGATGTTACAGATGGGAATCCTATATCACTAGTATAGTTACCATCTATCTTTGCAAACGCATCATTGTTTGCACTAACTGTTGCTGGATTACCTTCTAATATTTTAAAAGTTTTACCATCGGATAAAGATACACTTTCGTTTTTTAAGAAAAATCCAGATGTCGTATCTATAGAGACTATTCCTCTATCTCCATCAAAGTTTTTAATCGTACCTATTGCACCACTAACACCACCTGTTGCAGTAGAATCTACAACTGGAGAACCAGAAACATCACCAACAATAAAGTGAGATACAAAGTCTGGTATACCTTTTGATTTATCAAAATGGTTTCCTTCCTGTATAACTCTAAGTTGTCCTATTGAACCAATCGAATCACCATAAGGTAATAATTTTACTCCCACCCCTGTAGTAAAACTATTTTGTTTTACTGTTGCAGTTGCAGTCGATGATGACCCTGTAACAGTAGTTCCTACACTAAATGTTGTAGTGTCTGTTGTAGTTTGTAGTTTACCTATGACAAGTTTCTTTGCACCTATATCGTGGTCAACTAGAATACCTGTTGTAGTTCCTGCTGTTACTGTTTCACCAATCGTAAATTCTGGTGTAGTTTCTTCTGTATAGAATACTTCACCACCAGCAAAAGCTTTAGGTAAAGAAGTGTACCCTACACCACTTGTTGTTATTCTAACTCTTTGTACTGAACCAGTTGGATTTGCACCAGACTGGTCAAAAATAAGTTTGTCATCTCCAGAAGATTGTAATCCATCTTCTAAAATTAAAGTTGTTTCTTCTGGTTGTGCAAATACTTCTATAACTGTACCAGCATTACCAACATAATTTGCATGAGAAGCGTTTGCATAAGTTCCTATGAATACAACTGAACTACCATTTAGTGATATGTTTGCACCACCTGTAACTTCTTCAAATACTGAGAAGTTAACATTACCACCCTGTGCAGTTATGTTTTGTGTTGCATCTGCTCTCTTAACTCTGACTATGACTTTTTCTGGGTCGTATACCATAAGACTGTTATGATTGTCTCTACCAGTAAATGTAGTTTGTCCACCTGTTGCAGTAAATTCAAATGAACCAAATGTAGTACCAGCCTCTAATAGTATATCACCAGATGTCGATGTGATTACACCCTGTGCAAGTGTTCCACCACTATCTCTATTATCAAATACCACTAAGTCACCATCTTCGTATCCTGTTCCTCGATTAGATGGGTCTACTAAAACTTTTTCTACTTTACCATCTGTGGCTTCACCCACTAATGTTTTTGCAGCTGTTCCTACACCAAGTTCTGATTGTGGTAAGTTTACTATAACATTTTCTGATAATGAATACAATGAACCTCTAGATGCTTCTTCGGATTTCATTGCACCACCAATTACAGCTTCTGTATTTACAGTATTAACTGATTCTCTAACTAGTATTGGTGTCTTACCATGTAACTCATTTAGACTATTATCTGTTTGTGTTCCTTCTTCTAATAATAATAAACTTCCAGAATCTTGGTCTTCTAATTGAAATGCTTCTGTATCATCTGATTCTGCTGAAAAGAATCCTGTTCCATTTTCAAGTTTAATAAGTATGTTACCTTCTGTATCATCTAAGTCTGATATGATACCTCTTACTGTTGCAACATGAAATTTTAAATTAGATTCTCTTGATTGTAATTCTACTGTATCACCTATGTTTAATGTTCCTGTGTAAGGCTCCATGATTACCAATCGGTAAACATTATCTCCCTCTCCAGAGGTGACTCTTGTAATTGTGTCTGCTTGTATTTCTGTTACTACTTGTTGTTCTACATTTTTCTTTACTACTTTTCCTTTGTTATACTCAAGTAGATTTTCTGTAGAATGTAAATGTATGACTGTAGATTCTGTCCATTTAGATTGTGATGGTGCTACAACATTATCCTGTGGATAACTAATGTCTATGTCTTCGTTGTATAATGCTCTAAATAAAAAATCGTATGATGCCATACTACCTTTTGCAAGGTAAATTTGATTTATGTGTTTTGCAAGTAATCTTTTATCTGCAAGAATAGTTGCATCAATCGAAGGCATGAAGTCTCTTCGGAAGTATTCTAAAAAGTCTCCTGTTGTCTTATCTACATCTGCATAGTCTAACAGATTGTTTGCAGCGAATAATGCACCACCCTCAAAAGATTTTGCTTTTGCAGTGTATCCACTATTTTGACCAACGATTGTTTCTTCTGGTAAAAATTGTGCTTCGGTAAATACCTCGATATAAAGTTTATTGGTTTCGTCTCCAATAACATCAATTCTTGCAGTTGCACCAGAAGTAGAACCAACTACATATTCACCAACTTCCCATGAACCAGTTTGTGTTGTACCTGTTGTATTTTGTTCATAAAGAAATCTTGCTTTGGATATAGGAGATGGAGAGAATGTCTGGTCTTCTTGAAGTAGACTTCCTTCTCCATCTTCTAAACCAACCTTTTCTAGGTCTGTACCCTTTTCATATATAAGGATACCCTTCTCCAAGAAATCAAAGTAAGCAGTTATAAACTTCTTAAATCCTTGTCCTTCCTCATTCATGTACTCTGGTAAGAGTTCATGTAATTGGTCAGTTATTCTTGTATTGAGAATGGGCATTTAATTATCCTTATGCAATAGTATAAGAGTTACCACCTAAAACAACCCAACCATAAGTTGAACCAGTATACAACATTTGTACACTGTCACCAGCTGTATCAAGTTGCACATAAGAACCACCTGTGAATGTGCCTGATGGAGTTACTCTTGGAGAACTACCACCATCTGACACTAGGACAAAATATTTAACTTGTCCTGTAGAACCATTTGGTAATGTTAAAACATCTGTTCCACTTGAACTAGATGTTAGGTAATGTGCCCATATACCAGCAGTTGCAGTTGCAGCGTTCGAACTGAATGATACAGCTTGAGCTGATTGTGCAAATCCTAGATAGTCTGGAAGGTTATTTAAAACATTACTGACTGTAACCTTTTTGTTTACTGGAGTACCAGAAGGGTCGTCAATAACATGAAGCAGGTCTTCGCCTGCAATGCCTGTCCCTAAATCGGACAATGCTGTTACTTTTTTATCTGCCATTTTAAGTTTCCTCTCTAATTTAGCATTTTAAAAACCCACACCATGTGGGAATATTACTTCATGCATACACATGAATCATAGTTTAGGAGTAACTAGATGAGGATGTATATCCCACCCCAGCACTCGTATCACCAGATGCGATGGTGTCTGTTGCACCAGTCACACTTATCAATGATGTGTTAATATCTAGAAGGTTACTTCTAAATGCAACTGCATCATATGAATTTGGAATCACTGTAAAGTGAATTGTTCCATCGGTATTACTTGTTGAAATTATATTAATACCATTAACTGTTATTTTACCATTTGTGTAATCAACTGTTCCTGCTTGATTATCACTATAAACTCTTGTTGAACCAACCATAGAATATCTTCGAAGATTTCCCTCTCCATCATCGTCAAAGAAAGAAGTCTGGGTATCACCAGATACGATAAATCCTGTTGTGGTAGTTATACCACCACCATGTTTGTTGTGACCAATATGTGGATTGTAGAAAGAGTTACCACTGCCAAATTCTACAGTGTAACCTTTACTCTCACTCAGTGTAGGTGAGATTGTTTTACGAAGCTTGACAGTTGTAGTGTTCGAAAGAATCGAGGATTCTGCACTGTCTATGTCTGTTGCTAGAACTGAGTGCCTAAAAATACTATCAAACCCACTTAGATAGGTACTGTCGTGTGTTACGATTGCAGCCCTAACAAGTGTTTCTAGTTCAGATACAGTTTTAGTTGTTGCACGAGGGTTATATTTGAAGTTACTGTTAACTACAATATCAATAATATCAGCATCAACTATTTGTGGTCTGACTGTTAACATATTTAGTGATTTCATTTTGTCTCTTAGGATAACTTTTTCAGAACTTGTTAATTTATTTACATTTTGGCCAGGTTTTATTGCAATGAATATTTTTCCATATTGTGGTGGGTCATTATCTTCTCCACCCCAAACTGAAATAGAATCTGCGCCTGGGTATAAAGTTTGTAGTTTAGATTTGTAATCGTCTACTGTTACTAGTCTATTTTGTGAGGTATAGAATTTAGAAGCTGCAAATTTAATTGAGTCTATTGATTCTTTTTCTTTACCACCAGAAGATTGTGTTACATTGATTATTGATACATCTGTATTATTTGCAATTGAATCTGTCATGGTAAATACTTTTGCACCATTTATATGGTCTTCATTTGTTACAAGATATGAGACTGTAATTTTATCTCCATCTAAAGGTTCTGCACTAATTACACCATCACCAAAGTAAACTTCAAATTGTCCTAAATCATTTTCTTGTATATACCATACTTTACTTGTAGAATCTAAAGAACTAATATCTGTAGATTGTGTCCATGCAGAACTTGAACCACCTGTTGATTCTATAGTAACTGTAATACTAGTTGTGTCTACACCTTCTTCTGTCAATGGGAATCTTTGATTTTGTACTTGACCATTGTATAAGAATATATCTGAGTTCATTATTCCTTGATATATTTCAAGTCCTTCAAATTTATAAACACCATTCAATGGTGATATTGTTTTTGATTCTAGTAATACAAATGGAAAATTAAATCCATCAAATACTGTATTAAATTTATGACCTCTATTAAGTGTAAGAGATGTAGGTACTGCACCACCAATGATAGGATTGTTTACTTGCATGTCTATAGTGGCCATTGATGAAGTTGCACTAGTCGGAGTATATCCAATTTCTTTTGCACGAGAAACTACATTCTTTCTTATTTGTGCAGTGTCTAAAAACAATTCAGATGCAACCATATTTGCATTGAATGCTGATACATGTGAACTATATGCAAGAAGGTCTATAAGTAAACTGATATTACTTCCTTCAAAGTTATAGTCTTTAAGAGTTTGTTGACCCTTAAGATATTCTTTTAAATTTTTTGAAATATCATCGAAGTCTAAATCGGTGATATTAATTTGTGAACTTTTAACTGCCATTATCGTACTCTCTCTAGTATAATTTCTAATTCCTGTGCCTCTTCCACACCTCTAATTCCATAATGAAGGTTGACATACATTCTATTATTCCTATCTTGATTTAAATATATCTCATCAATCATAACTCTAGGTTCAAAAGCTTCTATTGCTTCTGTAATTTGTTTTCTTATTTCAAATTTAGTAATATCATCTGCAAGTTCAAATAATAGAGCTCTAAGGTTTGCACCAAAGCCTGGTCTGAATGGTCTTTCATAATCGTTGGTCAACATAATATTTCTTATTGACCTTTTAACTGCATCCTTATCGTACTTAAGAATTAAGTCTCCACTAGAAGGATGTGGTGTGATATTCAAATCCATATCAGTATACCATCTTCTTGCAGTTACTTTGTTTTTATTTTTTCCATAAACTTGACTCATACTATTATTTATGCACCTTCTCCCACTAGATTGTCAATCGATATCTCTTTTGGAAAACCAAGAAACTCTAAGAACGAACATAGAGTAAATGGTATCGGTATATCATCTGGTATAAGTATTCCAATATACTTTTTAAGAGAATCTAAAACTGCTTCAAGTAACATTTGAGGTAGATTTCTTATGAAGTTATCAATTCTGTCTCTTAACTTATCTATGTTCCAGTTTGGAAAATCTATTTTTTTAAACTCACCTATTTCTTCTAAATCAATTAAGTCACCTAATGTCTCTGGTAAATCGAGTCCTACTAATTCTGCCTGACCAGCTATTTCTGATACTACTGGTAAAGGGTATGCAAGTAATTCTTCTTGGAAATCTTTACCTGCTTCTTTAAATTGTTTTTTTAATCCCATAAGAAATGCATCGGTATCAAAATCTAGTTGACCACCATTTACAACCATGCCTGGCAAACTTATTAGTAAGTCTAGGTAATCTGTAAATGGACTTCCAGCTGCCTTAATAGCTTCTATTACAGTTTCAAGAGCTGCATCTTCTAATATATCTTTTAGTGTACCAAAAATATTTCCTTGAAATAATTCTTTTACTTTTGCAACAAACTCTTTCCATGCTTTACTCATCTTAATTGCTGGTACATCGATACCATCTGTACCATCCCAGTTTTCTAAAACAAAATCTGGAACAAGTAAGTCTATTATTTCATCACCAGCTTCTTGGAATTCTGTTAAGAGTTTTGCTTTATAATCTGGGTCTGTTATTAATTTTTTAACATCAACTGTTATACCTGTAATTGGTTCTATAACAGTTAAAGGAATTGGTATTATTGAACTAAATTTTTCTGCAATGAAGACCAGTGGATATAATTTAAATTCTTCAATGATTGCTTGTATCTTACCTTCCCATTCTAATTCTGGTATATCTAAAGTAATACCATCCCAAGAATGAGATAAAGGAAATGCACCTAATAATTCTTCAAGAGGTTTAATATATTCCCAACCATATTGATTCCCAATAAAAATTATTATTTTTTCTAGGTCATCAGCAGTTGGTTTAACAACCTTCGGACATGGGACTTTAACTGGTTCAGTAGAGGTTGTCATTAATCGTACTTAGTACCATTGACTGATACATTTCCTTTTAATTTAATTGCACCTGTGGCTGTAAGATTAATATCAGAATCACATGTAATAAAAACACTACCACCATCTTCGGTTGTACCTTTTTTAGTAATTAAATTATAATCACCATTTGCAAGTTCTATATCTGCACTCCCAGCGATTAATATTTTTTTATCTTTTAATATTACCTCATAGGAATTATTCATAACCTTCATGACTGCATCACCTTTAGGCATAAACTCTATACGACTTCCAGACCTATGATATAAATGTAGTCTTTCGTGATTTGGTGTATCATCCATCTCTAGAATATGACCAGCCTCACTTTCTATCATATGATTATATGGATACTTCGGTGCAAGTCCTCTGTCATAATCTTCTTTGACTGTATTACCTTGGTGTTTTAATATTAAATTGTTAGGATAAACTGAACTACCACCTGTGATTGCATTTTGATTTACATCTGAAAGAGATTCTTTAGTGTAGGAGTCCCTAGGATAATTGATTCCTCTTTCTGCATTGTTTATTTTTACACCTTTACCATCGACAATAGGGTCTCCTGTAATATTAAATGTACCAGTTTTGGTGGTCGAAACTTCTAAAGAGGTCGGTCTGCCAAGAGGTGCATTATCTAGATTACCTAGTAGAGTCCAGTTCTTACCACTATCGGAATCAGTACCTTCACTTGTACCACTATAAGTGACATCGGATGAACCACTGATTATATCGGGCCCAAAGTTATCTTCTAGTTTCTCTGGTAAACGAGGGTCATTAAATCCAAACTCAGCCTTTCTTTCTTTTACAGTACTACTACCATCGTTACTTAAATTAATTCGGTAGTCCTTAGATGGAAACCCAAAGAGACTACCAATAACTACAAAGTCTTGCATATCGTGTTCGTCTCGGAAAAATCCCATAACAGTAGAACCTTCTACTAAACCATGTGGAGACATACCTAATCCAGAAAGTGCTGGTGCAGTGGTCGGCATAAGGACATCACTCCAAGGTAAATCGGAACTTGCAATGAGAGTCTTATTATCGGTATGTAAACCATATATTCTCACACGAACACGACCAACACTTAGTGGGTCATTTCGGTCTTCAACTACACCTGTATAAAAGTTATTCTGTAATCCTGTAAACTTTGCCATTTAATTATTCTCTATTATTTTAATTTTCGGTTCATGTCGTAATGGTAACACTTCTGAATTAGTATCTAAAAGAATGTAAGAACAAATAATTAATTCGTCTCCCACATCGGTAAGGTGTGCCCCTGCACCATTTACTTCAACTCGGTTTGAACCTCTAGGTAATGGTAGAACATATGTAGTATGTCTATTACCATTTGTCTTATTATATACATCTACCTGTTCATGAATTAGGAGTCCCACCTCATCCATGTAGTCTTCATCTATGAGAATAGAACCCTCATAGTCTACATCTGTATGTGTACAGACTGCATTATGTATCTTACTATTTAAAAAACACCTTATACCTTTCATTTCCCAGCTCATTATTGTATCCAACACACTGGATACACACACCAGTAGGGATTTGCAAATCCTAATAACCATAGAATTAAAATCCATAGTGGTATTTGTATCCAAGTTTTACCTTTAGACCACTCTCTAAACTTTAGAGCATGTGGTACAAGTTTATTATATAACCAATTAGTCATTTAGAATATCCAAAACATCAATAAGGTAAATCCTATACCTTTCATAAAACAAAACCATGCTAATCCATAATCATCTAACCCAGAAACTTCCATAAATTCATACATCATTTCTCTATGGGTTTTAATAATATCTTTTAACATATAATCTCCCTGTTTATAGTTTTATTTAGGAGTCCCATATAAAGGTTAGGAGTCCCACTACTTCCCAAGACATTTAGCCCCATCTCAAAGCCCTGGCAAAAAAAGTCTAGGAGTCCCAAAACACTGCTGCTCAGGTGGCCTAATGCTCAGGTGCTAACTCGTGGTCTAAGAAAGAATCCATAGGTACTTGGTGTCCTGTGGTTGTGCAGCTCAGCTGCGTTTGAAGGCCATCTTCATCTCCTGTCCAAGTGATACCTTCTACCAGCATCTTACCATTATGTGTCATCTCATCCTTTATCATGGTAGTATACTGTTGTTTCATATCTATCTCTATACACATACCAGCAGCTATATTCGTTCTGCCAGCGATTTGTATATTCATTCTATTATTTTTAAAGAGTTCTTCTACTCTAGTTCTATTAAATTTACTTAGAGTACTAGTCCCATATGACTCAGGCCCTACACCTTCACGGCCCCCAGAGAATGCAAAGGGATTCTGATAGTCAAAATAGACTGCTCCATGTCGTCTCTGTATATCTGGGCGCTTCTGGCCATCGACTGCTTGAGACATATCCTCTCCCTCTATACCGCCATCCTGTGGTATTTTAATGTTCTCGTCACCTATTCTAAAGTTAGGCGCTTTACCTAGGAGTTTATCCTTGTATTCTCCATCACCATTTAACTTAAATTGTTGACTAAAGTTTGCATCTATAGTCTGATAGGTCTTGCTTTTCGTATCAAATAATGTTATACTACCACTGTATAGTCCATGCTGATGGCTTTCAATAGTGTTGTGAAGGTCTATTTTATTAAATGCTAGGATATCATGACCAGTTCCTTCCTCAAAATCATAGTTAAATGTCTCATTACCATCACTCATACGCGGTGCAAATGATACTCTGCCATTCAAATAAGTCCTAGCACCCATGTTTCTCACTGAATGAAACTTGAATCCCTCGGTTGCTGTCTGGTAGAAATAGAAAGAATCCCCATATGTATCGTCATTAGGGTCACATGTATGGTCTCTCAGCCACTCTAAGGTCTTATATACAGTCCAGTTAGGTACTACGAGACGACTTTGTTTCCCCACATTAGTCCTAAACTCAGTGAAGAAGTTACCGAGTTCCTTCCCCCCTTTCACACGGGCTAGAGACACTTTTTTATTATCTAAAAAACCCAAATATTGTTTACATATATTTCCGATTAAATTCGAGGTGTGATTCCTATATGCCTGAGATATTCTCTGAGTTCTTGCTTCATAGAGTAATGGTGAACAGAATTGGAGTTGATAAAATTGTCTTTTAGGGTTTTCTATGTCTACAAACTTAGCAGATACATTAAATATTCGGAATACTTGATTAATTCTTTGTTCTTCTGGGACTATTTCTTCATTTTTTTGTATACCACCGATATGTATTCGAATATATTCCTGTCCAGTAAAGCCTATTCTATTATATAAATTCTGACCATCTAATAAAGTAATACTACCAGTAAGGAACATATCATATATACTCTCATTTATTGTAAATGATTGCATTAAATTACTTACTTCATAGGTATTACCCTCTTGGTTTGATATGGATATACTCTCAATTCTATAAGAGTTTACTCTATTACTTCCTACTGTGATTGGCATATATTACTCTCTTATCATACTCTTGAATTCTCTGAGAACTTGTTCTATATATCGTGGTTTAATATACCTTATAGACCTCTTATCCTCGTTGAAATCAACTTCATAATCATGGTTAGATACTAGGGTATTTCCTGTACTTACTGAGGTTTTGAGACCCTCTGGAGTTGTGTAGTGATGTGGTGAGTCTGAAAAATCTCGAACCGAACTGAGAGTAAAACTCTTCTGGGAGCCTGTGACTGTTTCGTTTATTGTAAATGAACCTTCGATATCGTTAAGTACTATCTGGTTGTTTGTAGGGTCTACTTTGGTGACATATCCGAAGGCCGAACTGGTAGAACCTACTACCTTTTCTCCTTGTAAAAATTTTGCCGAACTGGAAACAATATCTGTGGTGTTGTTTGCAACCAGACATCTACCAGAATATTTTCTTTTTATGAATCTTTCTAATATATTAAATGACATTGGCCAGTCATCATATACTGCAAGGTGGTCGTTTACCATCCAAAATAACCAGTACATTGTAGAATCTCCATATAATTTATATGCAGTTACATCTGGTCTATCTTGTTGACCGATTTGATAGAATTCATATCCTGTTGTAGATGCTAATACATCCGATGATACTCTAATATTACGAAATATATCCTTTGCTTCTATTAAATTACCATCATTTTTGAGGTCAAAATCAATAGTTGGATAGTGTCTAAAATAATCTTGTGGCATTATTATCCCCCTGTACCATTACCTTGTGAGTTGAAATCAGATGCCAACCATGGTTTATTATTTTCTCTAAACCATCTATTTTTATCTGCTTGAGATAATGCATCCCATTTATCTTTGTTAGTTGTAGCTCCAAAATAACCACCAAATACATCGAAAGTCACTGGGTCAAAATCTTTTGGATAACCATTTTCTCTTATTTCTTCCTCATAGGTACTTTGTTGTGTTGCTGATATATCCTCTGCATTAATATTCTTTTCGAATTCATCAATCTCTGTTTGAACCTCTTGTTTTTTACCTTTTGCAGCTGCACGAACTCTATCAACATATCTTAATCTATCGATGTTGAGTATTTCTTGGAATACTAGTGATAAAGTAACACCATTAGGGTAATGTTGCAACCCACGAACTCTTTTAAGCTCAGATTTTTTTTCTTCCCCTTGTCCTGTTTCTATAGTTACATCTGTTTCTTGAATACCTTCGATAAATGACATATCTTTACCACCAGAATAGTCTACATCACATGATTTCAAGAAACAATTTTGTGGATGTTCTATATGTCCTAATATAGGGCCTTTAAAATCAATACTAAATTCAGATGGCATAATCATCATTCTTCTGTTTCTATTAGTTGACATAGGTAACATAAGAGTCTTAAATAAAGTAATTATCTTAGTTATTTCCTCTGCATCTTTTACATTATATGGTGTCAATTGGAATGTATAACTATGGTCTCTGAATGATACTCCTTGGAATGTATTAAATTTAGGATTATCTATTACTACACCCTTCTGGAAAGCTTGGAATGCAACCATAGATTGTTTTGCTTTATCAAACATCTCACCAACCATTGCTGGAGCTTCTCCAACAACACCACTAATATCTGCATTATTGAGTAGTTTATCCATTGCAACATCTGACATACCTATTTCTTTCTGTTCATATTCTACATTAATTGCATCTTTTACACCACTTGGAAAATATAATGCAATTGTAGCATCCATTGATTCTAATGTTGAATTTTCGACCTTATCACCATCTCTTGAATCAGTTATCTGTTGTATACCATGTGAATCAAGTCCATCTCTTGCAGCTTGTGTTAGTGTTGCATCAAATGATTTTGGTACACTTCTAAATATAATCCAGTTATCTACATATCTGTTGTCATCTGTTGGAAATCTAAGTATCTTTCTTGCATTTTTAGCTGTATATCCACCAGAACCAGCATTATTTTGTTCTAAAGCTTTCTCTGCAATCTTTCTTTCTTCTGCACTTAATAGACCTTGTTCTGTAATTCCTTCTGGAATGTTAGATATATTGATACCAGTTTTCATTGCAATTAAGTCATCTAATGCACCTGCTATTTTTGAGTTGAATAATTTCTGTTTACCAGTTAATGCTGAGTTAAGGTCTTCCTTGATTGAACCAAGTAGTTTACCTTTTAGTTTTTTGAAAAATGACATCTATAAATACCTATATGAGTTTTAATATGTATAAGGTATTTATATGAGTTACAAGGGAAGATTCAAACCAAAACAGTATAAAAAGTATAAAGGTGACCCTACTAAGGTGGTATATCGTTCTATGTGGGAACTAAGGTTTATGAAGTATTGTGACTCAAATCCATCTATATTAGAATGGTCAAGTGAAGAAATAATCATACCATATCGTGGTTTAGATGGTAAGATACATAGATATTTCCCAGACTTCTGGATTAAATATAAAAATGCTGAAGGTAATATTAAATGTGAAATAATAGAAGTAAAACCAAAAGCACAAACAAAAAAACCCACTAAGAAAAATAAACACTATGGTAAATATTTAAAAGAAGCACGAACTTATGGTATTAATCAATTAAAATGGGAAGCTGCAGAAGAATATTGCAAAGATAGACAATATAAATTTAGAATATTAACAGAAGACCATTTAAAGAAATAAAAAAAACCCACCATATCATCATATCAAGTATGAATTCGAGGTGGGTTTTTGACGATGGTTCTTATGATAGCAATCGTCTAAATGGGGAAGTTCATTAATAAGTACTCGGTGTTTCGAACCACTGTTTCCTTACCATCGTGAGCGAGATTTCGTAAAAACCTACTAAATGTTAGACGATTGTACTCTCTTATTCACCTAGAATCTAACATGACAAGTCATCCGATAACATCTGGTTACTCATTTCACCAACTTCCACCTCACACCTATTGTTTTCTTAGGGACACCATGACCCCACTTATCTACATACTCTGTAACTTGGACATCTTAACGCTCGAAATATTTACAATTCTTCCGACTACCATCATGATGCACTCTTGAGTCTCATCTCTTGTTTTTACATCAATCATCGTACACGCTTCCAAGTCAAGTACAAGGGATACTAACCCTCTCTCGTATATCACCACTCTATTATCCCAACAACTCTAAGTATAACCAATCTACCAACAGGAGTACGCAATGCCCTCGTTGTGAGTCAACCGATAATAGTCCTTTTGTCATCATTCATGCTACCCATCCTCATCATTTGACCCTCTGGAGACTCCAGTTAGATTCTGGGTAATTCCCACCCCAGACTACTCCATACAGACGCCCCAAATGACGAGACTTCACACTTTTTGATACTGATAGTTCCACCCAATCTAGATATCTAGATACCTCTAAATTTTACAATAGAGTCCAGTAAAAGAAATTCTATGACCGCTCTCGCTCAGATAGTGAAGTTGTTAACCACTTATATTGAATGACACTAGGGTCAATCTCAGTGTAGGGTTCTTACCCCCCAACTCAACGATTTACGATAAGTCTTATGCTCTGATTTTATTATCAGACAGTTCAGATAATCACACACCACTTCTCCACTGTACCCTCAGTACAGACAGGATTCGAACCTGTGACCTCTCAACGACTTTTGAACTTCGTGACTGTTTTCTAATGATTAAGAACCTTGCAACACAAGTATCATCTGGATTAAATCTTAATCAAGTAGGATTTTCTCTAATTTTTACAAGTCCGAATCCTCAAGTACTTGGTAATTCTCAATTACAAGAGTATTATACAAAAAAATGTACCTATGATGCAACTATATTTTATACTTTATCCTAGACTTGGATAGTGAAGTGCAGAATGTTTACCATTTGAACCACCACCAGTGGCTGCAAATTGAGTTCTTCTGACATTTGTGACATTTGATACTGGAGAAGCTTGTACTGCAACAACATTATTTCCACTAGAACTATCTGTATTAGTAGGTGCTACATTAACAGGTATAGGGCCACCAGAATTAAAGTTGAATGATACATTTTCTAAGTTTTTAACTGAATCTGTGATGTCTTCAAAGAAACCTACTTGGTCTGAATCTAAGTTATCCATTGCAGATGTTATTTCTTTAAGACCTTTTCCAGCAAGAGACATTTGGTCTCCAATACCTTCACTGAAATTGATACTCATAAGTTGTTCTAATTTACTAACACCATCTATTCCAAAGAATCCACCAATTAAATCAGTAAATTTTACACTTGGCAATTTAAATCCATCCATTGCCTCTTTTGTTCCTTGTATATTTTCAAGTGCCATGTCCATGTCACCAGACATATTATTAATGAATCTAGCAAGTATATCTAATTGATTTTCATTACCTACGAGTTGATTGAAGTCAAACTTACCAGAAACACCTATCTCTGCAATTTTTTTGAATTCTTCTGATATTGAAGCGATACCTCTAATATTCCTTTGTAAGCCTGGAATATTTAATTGTTCGAAAGGCATTATACTCTCTGCAAAACTACCTAATCCTTTACCAACTACAACTAAAGTGCCAATTAAACCCATTATTGCAAGAGCACCAGCACCCATAATCAATGCACCGATACCAGTAGAAACAATTCCACCGAGAACTCCCATCAAAGTTGCAAGTCCTAACATACTACCAAGAACTTTGAGCATGTTTACCTTACCAAACTTTTGCATTCCATCAAATGCACCCATTTTTTCACCAAGTGCAAATGAACCAAAGACAGCAGTCAAACCAATTGCAAGTGCAGCTCCACCTACAACTAATGCTTTACCTAATGCAAATGAGGCTTTACCAAACAAGGTCATACCTTTTGCAGCTGCAATCATACCAGCACCAGCTGCACCACCAATTGTAGATGCAGTTGTTAAGAATATGGATGCAGATATAAATCTATTTGGGCCACTACCACCTTCCTCACCAGACTCAGCTGGTTCTGGTTGACCATCATTTGCAAGACTACCAGAAACCATTCCAGATTTCATTTGTTGTCTCTTCATTTGTTCATCATTTTTAAGACTAGCTCTTTGGAAGAATTTAGTTTGTTTCCTATCTGCTAATCTATCTTGAATTTGTCTTTTACCAAATGCAACTATATTAAGAAATATTGACCCAACAACTCTACCAAGAGTACCAAGAATTGTACCTAAGAATGGTATTTGTTGAATGACACCGACAATAGGGCCAAAGAAAGATAAAGTTTTATCAAAATCTGAAGCAATTGAACTCTTAAGAGTATCAAATTGACCTGCGAAAGTTAATGAACCACCTTCTTCTATTTTAGCAAATTGTTTTTTTACAAAACCACCGAAAGTAACATCAGCAAACTTAGCAAACCCTTTCTCGAAACCAGTTAAAGTTCTACCAAACTTCATCATTTCTTCGAGTTGTGTTTTCTCTAATTCTAATCTTTCTACTTCTGGATTATCTTTAATATTTTGACCAGTCTCTTCTAAGACTTCTTTAACTTTATCGAGTCTTTCCTTATTAAGTTCTAGTTGTCCTTTAAGACCTGCCAACTGTCTTGCTTGTTCTTTACCAATTCCAACTTGTTCTAATATGGCAGACCTTTCAAAACTTTTAGTTTGTTCGTCTGTTAATCCTTCAATACCTTTAGCCATTTCCTTTTGCACTTCTAAATTGTCTTGTAGACCTTTAGTAGTTTTTGCAGTACTTCTTCTTAGTACAGTAAGTGCTTTATTGATAAGCTTTTCAGCTTCGGTATTTGTTAAATTGTTCTCGTCTGACATAGTAGTATTTATCTATTTTTTTGCATTAGTGTCATGTTCTTTTGCAGCGGAGTTGACATATAGTCCAAACCATGCAGCTCCAGCACCTACCAGAATACTGATAAGACCAGATTGTTCCATTGAAGGTTCTGGTAATTCCATGAACCAAATGGCTGCATAATACACTAAGAATATGTAAACACTTAAGAATGCACGAGGCCAGATTCTCCATGCATCAACTGTTCTTGCAAGGTGAACCCACTTTTGCCAAGGGTTTACTGTGTCATTTGCTTTAAGGTCTCTAATTTCATCCTTAAGGGCACCATTCTCTTGAATCATCTCCATGAACTTTGATAAGTCCATTTCGACTTCGTTACGCGACATATCGCCACCAAATCTTTCTCTATCACTCATAATACTCTCCTATTAATTTTGAGCCTGTTTTCTTTTCAACTCCTCATCTTCAAGGAATTGAACTAGTAGAGAGACATATATCTCCCTTTCCCAAGGATGCATACCATCCAATTCTTCTAATGACCAATTATGATGTTGTATTAGACCAAAGTTTGTATTGATATAGTTTGCGAGTGTTTCATGAGAAAGGGCTAGACGAAAAAATTCTGGATTCCTTCTAATCTTACCTTATTTTCTGTATTACATTTAACACAATTATATTCAACTTCTTTAACTAACTTTGGAAGGTCATTAAACCACTCCATCATATGAGTAAATTGTTCTGTAGACATTTCATTAAGAAAGACACTAAGTTCTTTTGATGTGACATCATTTCTTTTAATCACATCATCTATAGTAATGATTTCTCTAACAGACATTTCTAGGACATCAAAGATATTAGAAGTAGTTATATTATCGATATCTTGTATCATACCTTGTACTTCACTAAAGTTAGGAACTGAAAGTCTAATCGATACTTCATCTGTTAACTTGACAATATCAGATTTTACTTCACCCTCAACACCAACACTTAATAAGTCAATGTCTACTGGTGTTTGTCCATCACATTCACTGTTACATCCTAGAACAATTCTACTTGTTTCACCTACAGATTTAATACGAACTTGTAAAAACAAGTACTCTAAATCTGTATTTGATAACTCCCTTACAGTCATTGTTGAATCTGGTAGTCCACAACATGATTCTACTAGATTTATGACTGTATGAGTTATCGTTTTTACCTTGTCTTCTTCAAGAGCCTGTAACAATACCTTCTGTTCACCTACTGTGAATGGTCGATATTTAGCCTCTATTCCAGAGACAGGTAATTTACAAAAATACTCTACAGTATTTAATTTAGGTAATGCCATAATATACTCCTATATGTTTAACCATAGATTGCGTCTTCAATCTTACCTTTTAAATTATTTGTTACTTTACCTAAAGCCTTATCTAAAAATCCTGTGAATAGATTAGAAGGCTTCCGATTATTAAATTCACTATACCAATATCTATAACGAAACTGTGCATTAAACTTCATAATATCTACATTTTCGTATCCTACAGTTACAGCACCAAGTTGTAATGGAAATGCATCTGTCATAACACATCGATAATTAACATTATCATGTTTATCTAACATTTCTAGATATATCAGACCAATGTAATCATCATGAAATCTGCTATGGAAGTTACCAGTATGAAGACCATTTATTGATTGTTGCCACATTTCTATGAGTTCTCTATCTTCAAAGTCATTTGTCATATAAAATGAACAGTCAAATTGGTCATACTGTGGTTTATGTGGGATTGCTCTTTTAGGGCCATACTCCGATTCTTCTTGAGTAAAGAATCCTCTGCCTGGCAAGTTTGCACTTTCACACTTTAAACCTCTTACTGCAAGACCATTGTTAAGGTTACCCATACCAAACATTGCAACATTATATCGATTGTTTCTTTGTAAACCATCTATTTGTGCTTTAAATCTGTCTATCTTCATACCATTTTTTTCCTACTTTCTTTCCATACATTTTGTAGAGACGATTTCTTAAATGACTCAGTTGGTAAGAATATTGCAATCTCCCAGTCAGCACTGTCTACAATTGCAAATTTACTTCTAACTTGACTTGACAAATAATGTTTTGTACATGCTTTGAAGTATGGTTTACCAGATGCATTCTTTAAAAAACTATATGAGATATTAAATCTAGTAGTTCTATCAAACTTTTCGTTTGTAGTCCTATCATACAATTCATCTAAAAATGCAGCTCTTAATGTATGTGGTAAGTAATGTAAATTTAATCCTAAGAACCCACCTTTTGCTGGTTCTATTGGTATTACTAGAGGAAATCTATCGTAATAAGGTAGTGTTCGTTTGTGTTTTGGGTCGTACATCATCATGTACATATCACCAAATATAGGTCTTGCTCGTTGTCGTGCATCCCTTAGTATTTCAGTACGATTGACTGACTTTAACGATGCAACACGACTACGAAACCATCTTTGAGACTCTTTAGTTCTGGCTTGTATACCACCACGAAATGCCTCTCGTTCTAACTTGTCAAATAGTTTTCCTGCCATACATGTATTTATACCACATAGACAGGTAGACTTGGTATTACAAACCTAAATCTTTACCCCACGGCCCTTCATACTGAGGTGAAGGTGTAGGATATTTGTCTTTTCTTTGATATTTTGATTTGTCCTTATGGACTTTGGTTAGACTATGTTTAGGGGTCTTCTTGCGTGTTTTGACCTTTGGTTCTTTCTTACCAAATATCTTTTCCCAGTTATCTTTAACTTGTTTATCACTGACCACTGTAGGTCTCCTTTTAGAACCCTTTCCCATAATAATTTAGAAGTGTTAGGAGCCCCTCATTTTTCCCGCTCTCTAACTTGATATCCTCTGCCGCATCGATATCTTACCACGATTATGTACCCAAACCTCAACCATCCTACTTGGTACATCCTCTGAGTCAAGTGGTAACTCAGCCCCCTAAGTCAATCCTATTAGTGCATAGTATATTTATAATTCAAATAAATTAGGATTGACAATCCTTACACATCATTTGCAAGTTTTTGGAAGTATGAAAGTGATTCATCTTCCTCTACATCTGCTGATGCAGTTGTAGGTTCTGCAATTGTTGGTTCTGGACTTGGAAATGCAACATCATCCATGTCAGATGCAACTGAAGCTGCAGTTGCAGTGGATGCTGTTATTCCCAAAACTCTGTCGAGTTTTTGTTTCAACTCATCATAAGATTTGAATTCACTAGGTGCAATCACATCTTGCAATGAATGTTGACTATTCCAGATTGCTTCTAATTTTGCATCATCTTCTGATAATGGTTTAGAAGTTGCAAACTCAGACTTGTCATAGTTCCAGTATCCATCTACTTTACGAACTTTGATTTTAAAGTCTGCACCTTCCCATAAATCAAATGGATTCATAGGTGTTTCATCTTGAAACTGTGGTTGCATTCTGTCTTTCAACATTTCGAAGATTTTCTTCCCATATCTGAATAGGAATACTTTACCTTCATTTTCTGGATGTGTAGGGTCAGAAACTACAAGAATGTTTGACACATAGTGCAACCTTCTTTTCTGTTTCCTTGCTATATCC